TGTCTATCCCATCCCCTTTTTTGTTTAACTATAAAAATATAAAATTATGCCTTGTGATATAGCTACTGGAAGAACGGAAGCGTGTAAAGAAAGTGTTGGTGGATTAAGAAACATCTACATCGGAAACTTTGTTGCTGGACTTCATGCTGACGTACTTGCAAACCTAGACTCTGATGAGCAGATTACTGCATTAGCAACTGACCTAGTTGTTTACAAGTTTGAGCTAAGAGGAGAGAACAATACTTTTGAGGAAACTAACGAGAACTCAAGAGACAATGGAACTTCTTTCTGGACTCAAACAGGTTCAATCGTTCTTAAAAAACAAGATGCTGCAACTCAAAAAGCTCTTAAATTACTTTCTTACGGAAGACCTCACGTTTTAATTGAAGACTACAATGGTAACTTTAGACTTGCTGGTGTTCAAAACGGTGTTGAGTTTACTGTAAACACTGCCACTGGTGGTGCTATGGGAGACCTTAACGGTTACAACATCTCATTTGAAGGTAAGGAAACTAGACCTGCTTACTTTGTAGATTCTACAATAGTTGGCGCTGGACTTGACTTTGATGTAAACACTACAGTTATTAATCCGTAATAACTAATCATCTTTAATATTAGGGGGCTCTTGTTTAACATTAGCCCCTTTTTTTATTAAATAAAACAAAAACACCTGTTTGTTGTTATAATACTATGACAATAGCAGACGTAAATAACTTGCCAACAATTACACTTAATGTAACTGGCAGAGAAGGAACAGGAAGTTCTGTGAAGGTAATAAACCAAGAGTCCAAAGAGATTATAGAGGAGTCTACGTTTACATACACTCAAGGAAGCACTTTGACATTTGATATAACAGACTCTGACTTTCTTTCTTCTATTGACAGCGACACAACCTTATCAGTTATACTGATTGAATCTGGTGTTCCTTTGTATAGGGATATTGTTAGGTTTAGTGGAGAGATGAATACTGCTGCTGATTACACGCAGTACAACAACAATGATGATTATTTCATATACGACTCTGACGCTACCTAGAAAGTGTCCTGAATTAAAATTGTTATATATTTAAAAATGGAAAGTAAAAACATTAGAATAATAGAGTTATCTGGCTACCAAACCCCCTTAGTTGAGGAACAATACAACAAGGATTGGGTTAAGTATGGAGAAGATAACAACTACTTCAAGACTCTTATAGACAACTACATGGGTTCTCCAACGAACTCTCGTTGTATCAATGGTATTGTTGATATGATTGCTGGTAGAGGCCTAGAGGCTACAAACAGAGAAGATAAGCCAGAGCAGTACATTGAGATGAAGAACCTTCTCAAGAAGAGAACTGTAAAGAGAATAGCTCACGACTATAAGATGTTAGGTCAAGCTGCTATACAGGTAACATACAACAAGAGAAAGACCAGAATACTTAAGGTATCTCACTTCCCTATGGAAACGCTGAGAGCTGAGAAGTGTGACGCTAACGGAGTTATCAAAGCTTACTACTATCACCCAAACTGGGCTGAGTATAAGACTACTGACAAGCCTAAGAGAATACCTACATTTGGTAACGGAGGCAAGAAGCAACAAAACGAGCTATACATAGTAAAACCTTACAGAAGCGGCTTTTATTATTATGCCCCTGTAGATTATAACGGATGCTTACAATACTGCAACTTAGAGCAGGAGGTATCTAATTATCACATAAACAACATCAAGAATGGTCTGCAACCAAGTTTGTTGATTAACTTCAATAACGGCACACCACCTGAAGAAACTCAAGCGGCATTAGAACGCAAAATCTACGAGAAGTTCTCAGGTTCTAGCAACGCAGGTAAATTTATAATTGCATTTAACGAGTCACAAGACACTAAGGCAGACATAGAGCCTATACACTTGCCTGACGCTCATGCACAATATCAATTTATGTCTGATGAAGCTAGAGAAAAGATTATGTTAGGTCATGGCATCGTTTCTCCGATACTTTTAGGTATCAAAGATAACACTGGTTTTGGAAATAACGCAGAGGAGCTTAGAACGGCTGCTGTGCTTATGGATAACGTAATTATAAGACCATTACAGGACGGAATTATTGAGGCACTAGAAGACATATTAAAGTTCAACGATATTGACTTAGACTTGTACTTTATAACCTTACAGCCTATTGAATTTACAGAGTTAGAAAACATATCTACTAAGGTAAAAAGAGAAGAAGAAACTGGAGAGAAACTAAGCTCACAGGTTGAGGTTGAACAGGAGATAAATCAGATAGAAGTAGAACTAAAAGACGAAGAGGAATAATGTCAACAAAAGCACTATTTATAAGCGTAGCCGACCTTAAGAAAAGGTCTATTATTGACGGTAATGTTGACAGCAGCAAAATCGTTCAATATATTGAGGTTGCTCAGGACTTACACATACAAAACTACTTAGGTGGTAAGCTATACAAAAAGATACAGCAACTTGTTGTTTCTGGAGAAATATCTCAAGCTGCTAATTCTAATTATAAGACCCTCTTAGACGACTATATCAAGCCCATGCTAATATGGTACACACAGTCAACGATACTGCCTTATATGATGTTCTCTATCACTAATGGAGGCGTTGGAAAGCACATCTCAGAAAGCTCTGAGACAGCTACACATGAGGATATGACTTACTTGGCTCAAAGAATGAATGATACTGCTGAGTTTTATACTAAGCGGTTCTTAGATTACATTTGCAATTATTCTAATTTATTTCCAGAGTACACAAGCAGCTCTAATGAGGAGATGAATCCAGACAGAGATGTTAACTACACAGGTGGCTGGTACATATAATGAAAGAGAAAAAGATAAACATATACAAGCCTAAAAAGGTCAATGTTGTTAAGCTAAAGAAATACCTTAGCAAGATACAATTAGAGGATAGTATATTAGGACAAATAAATAAGAAATGAGTAACCCTATTTTAGCATTAATACCAAGCGGATATAACACTGGAACGGTGTATTCTATATTGCCTAATGATGGCAGTGGGGATTTTACCTATGATAGAGACACACCTACAGATGGCACAAGAGTTCGTAAAGACGGATTGATTGAGCAAATGGGTAATGACATACCAAGACTTGATTGGTTAAACTCTAACTGTCCGAGTTTACTTTTAGAACCAAAAAGAACAAATCTTGCATACTATTCAGAGCAGATAGATAATGCTTATTGGATAAAAACTAACGTCAGCGTTACTGCAAATCAAACAACTTCTCCAGATGGAACTTTAAGTGCTGACAAACTACAAAGAACATCAACTGGCTCAGATAGGTTGGCTAAAGCCTTTACTAAGACTGGTTCTGTGGCTCAAAACTTTACGCTTTCTGTATTTGTAAAAAAAGGAGATAGCAAATATGCCACATTGGCTTTACAAGGAGATTACCCAGACAGGGCTTATTTACAATATGACTTTGAACAAGGTACAATAAACGCTTCTATTGATTTTGAAGATTTTACAATATTAAGCACAAAGGCTGAAAACTACAATAACGGATGGGTAAGGTTGTCTTTTGCAGTATCAACAGATGCTCACAGTTCTATTACTGTTTTAATATCTCCAAAAAATGATGTAGTTACAGCCGCTTTGTCTGATAGTTCAGATAGTTGTTTTATGTATGTATGGGGTATTCAATTAGAAGACGACACCTATTCAACTTCGTACATAAAAACAGAGGACGGTTCAGCAACAAGAAACGCAGATGTGTGTAGTATTACAACACCAAGTGGAGTTACATCAATTACAGAAACATTTGCAGACGATACAACAAACGTAATAACAAGCATACCTACAACTTACACAGTAAGCTCGGGTAGAATTAAAAAAGTGATAATGATATGAGTTACGGAAAGATTTACGAAACAACTTGGTGGGGAAACCCTGTTGAAAATGGTTGGGGTGATATCTATTATGACCTTTCGGTTACAAGCCAGATACCAGCTTTACTTTCAGCCTTACAAGCCAGAGCAACGTATTACGAAAATGCTACTGGCACGACTACAATATTAACCGCTTTAGAAAACTGTGAATAATGAGTAATTTATTAGAAAAAGCAAGTATAGTATTAACACCTACCGCTTATAGCGATGGAGATTTACATTGTATAAAACCAAACACCGCAACTGGTGATTTTGACTTTACAAGAAGCACAACCGCAACAAGAGAAAATTCAAGCGGTAATATTGAAAGCGTTGCGGCTAATTTGCCAAGAATAGATTATTTAGGTGGAACTGCGCATATTTTATTAGAACCGCAGTCAACGAATACTGCAACTTATTCAAACGATTTTACACAAGGAGATATATTTAATTCAAGTAATAACCCGTCATTAACGGGCGCAGTATTAACTTCACAACAAGCAACATCACCCGATAACACAAATAATGCGTGGCTTTTAAAAGACAATAATTCGGGGGGTTCTGGCGTAGTGGCTATAAGATATTTTGGTGCAAATGTGACATCAAACCATTTTAATACAATTACAATATTTGTAAAAAAAGCACTTTCAAATGATTTTATTATAATTAAAAGTGGCGGTTTTGATAGTGGTGCAAGTGGCTCTACTTGGTTTGATATTAATAATGGTACTTTGGGAAATGTAAGTGGTTCACATACTGCTAAAATTGAAGATTATGGAAGTGGTTATTATAGATGTTCTGTTACTTTTAAAACCATTACAGATGTTGACGGTTCAGTACAATTACAACTTGCATCGAGTAACGGAAGCGACCAAGTAACAAAAGACGGGACAAACGGAGTTTACATTTTTGGTTTACAATGTGAAGCAGATGCATCACGAAACTTTGCAACTTCATACATACCAACAAGCGGAAGCCCCGTAACACGAAACGCAGACGTTTGCGACAATGCTGGTTCAAGCGATTTAATAAATTCAACAGAGGGGGTTTTATATGCGGAGATTTCAAGTTTTAATGAAACAATAACGTCTTCCGCAATGTTTATATCTTTATCAAATGCCACAACAAGAGCTAATACCGTAGAAATTGGCTTTAATAATGGAACAAATGGTTGTAGATTTAGAATTAGGGAAAATAGCTCAACTATTTTTAGTCCAAGTCAACCGATTAGTGACATTACTCAATTTACAAAAATAGCTATAAAATATAAAAGCGGAGATATTAAGTGTTTTATAAATGGTTCAGAAGTTCAAACAGGTACAAGCACTTTTACTTTTACAAGTCCTTTATCGGAATTAAATTTTGATAGAGGCGATGGTGGTGGAAATAATTTCTACGGAAACGTCAAATGCGTTGCAGTATTTAAAGAAGCATTAACAGACGAAGAATTAACTTGTTTAACAACATAATTATGAAAATAGGAAAATACGAATTTAAAGACCAAGCAACTGCTGATGCTAAAATAAAAGCCTTAGGAGTAGATACAGACGAAGATGGTAACGAGTACCCAACACACAGACACGCTATTGTTAAGTTAGGACATATTGTTTTAGAAGATGGCAAATACGATGAAGAGGGTAACGAAACCAAAGCACCAGTATTAAGCGACAAGTATCACTTAGACATTATGTGGACTTTAAGCGACACAGAAGATGAAGAGGGTAATATTATAAAAGCAGAGCATCCTTACGGTTGGAAGTCTGCTGCTGTTGGTAATATAGATGGTAACGGAGTACACAGCTTTTATGGTGTGGACTATCAAGAAAACAAAATGTAATGGTAAAAGCACTTAGGTACTTAGCAGACAAAATAGAATACTTGCAGTTCTATACTATTGCTAAGTGGAACGCTTTTTTAAAAGGTTTAATGCTATGAGTTTAGATGATTTGAGATTGTACACATTTAACGTAATTACTTTAGGGGTTAGTTTTACTGCTGTTGAGGATAGTTTAAAAATTGTACTTCTTTTGGCTACTATCTTTTATACGTTCCAGAAGATATACGCAACCTACAAGAGAAAGAATGAAACTGACAAAGAACTTTAAGCTAAAAGAGTTTGAGTGCAAAGGTGGTGGCGAAATGCCTTTAGAGGTTTACGAGAACATCATTAAACTTGCAGGACAACTACAATTCCTGAGAGACTACACAGGAAGAGCTATAAGAATTAATAGTGGTTTCAGGTCGGAAGCTCATAATCAAGATATAGGTGGAGTACCAAACTCACGCCATCTGCTAGGCCAAGCAGCAGACATCACAATAGACGGCCTTAATCCAGCACAGGTATTTGCACTTATAGAAGACTTAATTGATATGGGTCTCATGCTGCAAGGAGGTTTAGGCAACTACAAGAATTTTACACACTACGATATTAGAAAAACTAAAGCACGTTGGAATGGGTGATTATAAGAAAAAGAACGGAACTACAAGAGTCGGAGACGCTTTACGTTGGCTAGTAAAACAAGGCAAGGAAGTAGCACCAGAACTATTATCAATAGCTGGTGGTATAACTGGAATAGACCAGTTAAAAGAACTTGCAAATAAGATTGACACAAATAAACAACTCAGCGAAGCTGATAAGGAGTTGCTATTAGAGGAATTAAGATATGATATGATTGAAATGCAGGAGTCAACTAAGCGTTGGGTTGCTGACATGAACTCTGATAGTTGGTTAAGCAAGAATATAAGGCCTCTAAGCCTTGGATTCTTGACTTTGACTCTATTTGTATACATAATACTAGATAGTTCATTAGAAGGCTTTAAAATAGCCCCTAATTGGATTGATTTACTATCTTCACTACTGCTTCTTGTTTATGGAGGTTATTTTGGGGCAAGAAGTGCCGAAAAAATAACTAAGAACTGGAAGAAATAATTTGTTTAATATTCTGGGGGTTGTTTAACATAATGGCCCTGTTTTGGCTATAGAACATAGCTATCCTGTATAGTTGGCTTTGCAAAGAGTAGAAATCGTATTTTGAAGAAAAATACTTGATTTATACGTGGGACAATTTCGCCACTTCGGCTTTTGTGAGCCTTGTGGCTGTTTTTACAAAGTTTAAGCAAAGGTAGCGTTTTTTCCGCAGAAAGTCAAGTTAAGTTACTAACAATGTTAATAACTATCCCTTTTTTATATACCTATTATTTATTATATTTGTAGT